TTCAATGGCTAACACCAAACAGGTGAAAGCAGCTAACGTATTAAACAGAGCTTTTAACTCTAGCTTTGCAGGTGGTGATGGTAAGGAGCTTTGTGCTACTGACCACCCAACTATCTTTGGTACTGTTAGCAATGAATTAGCAACATCTGCTGATCTCTCTGAAACATCTATTGAACAAGCATTAATTGATATTAATGCATTCAGAGATGAGAGAGGATTGAAAGTTGCAGCGCAAGGAGTAAAAATGATTATTCCTTCAGAACTTCAATTCACAGCAGAGAGAATTATGAAATCTGCTAATAGAGTTGGCACAGCAGATAATGACTTGAATGCATTAAAGAGCATGGGAATGGTCCCACAAGGTTATGTAGTGAACAACTACTTAACTGATACTGATGCTTTCTTCATTATTACTGATGTTCCTAACGGTATGAAATACTTTGAAAGATCACCAATCAAAACTTCAATGGAAGGTGATTTTGATACCGGTAACGTAAGATACAAAGCAAGAGAGAGATATTCTTTCGGCTTCTCTGACTTCAGAGGTATCTTTGGTTCACCAGGTGCATAATAAGTAATTTTATAAATACTTTTAAAAGGGGCCTTATGGCCCCTTTTTTTATGGGAAAGTTCCTTGACTTTATGGGAAATTAATGTACAAAATAAAAGCGGATAATATTGACAAGGAGATATATTATGACCGCAGTATCACAGTCTTTAATCGCTGAGAAAATTAAACTCGAATCTCAGTGGAATTCTCATTATCTTAATTCTGGTAAAGAAACTCTTGAAATGAAATCTATTGAAGAGAGAATTAAAAGAATCTTAGCTAAAATAAGATGGAGACATCAAGACTATGAGAGTCATTTATTTTTTAAATAAACTTGCTCTCTAAATAAAAATAGCTATATTTAACCTTCTAGGAAAATAAACTAACATACAGACTGACCTAGCAGACGAACGTAGAGACTGTATGTATTTTTACTACGGAGGTAAAAAATGGGAACAACCACATTTCAAGGTCCAGTTGTATCTAAAAAAGGTTTTTTTAGTACAGGACCAGGTAATGTAGTAACAATAAACTCAAGCGATAGCTTGACAACAGCTAGCCACGCAGGAAGAATTGTTTACAACTCTGCCGCAGGCGCTGTGACTTACACATTACCAGCAACAAATGCAAACTCTGATTCTGCCGTTGCAGGACCAGGGCCAGACTTAAACAATCTAAGCAACGTCGGCGCTACTATCGAAATTTTTGCAGATATTACAAAGACAGGTGACTTAGTTGTTCAAGTTGCAAATGCAACTGACGTTATGGTAGGAAGTGCATTATTTATTGATGACTCATCCGACAATGTCGTTGGTTTTGAAACAGCTTCAACATCAGATACTATCACTTTAAACGGTAGCACAACTGGTGGTGTAACTTACTCAAAAATTGTTTGTACAGTTCTTGCTTCAGGTAAATGGAAAGTGTCTGTTGATTCCGGATGTACCGGAACACCAGCAACACCATTTAGTGCTGCGGTAAGTTAATGATTAATTAGGAGCCCTCCAAGAGGGCTCCTATGCAAAGGAGAAAAAAATGGCAAGTAAAGGTGACGTAAAAGCAGTTAGGTTTACATCAGCAGGAGTAGTTTTTGCAGGGAGAACTAGACTCAGAGGAATTATTTTAGCATCTGACGGTGGTGGAGCAGGAACAATTATATTGCAAGACAACACAGATAGCTCAACTTTATTTCAAGCTGACGTTCCTAACGGTGATGTATTTTCTATGAATGTCCCAGAAGACGGAATATTATTTCCTGGTGGAATGAAAATTTCTACAATTACAAACATAGATGCAGCTACTTTAATGATAGACAAATAGGATTAAACAATGGCCACTTCAGGTACAACTGCTTTTGATCTAGATATTGATGAGATAATTCAAGAAGCATACGAACGATGTGGAATGACGGCTCGAACAGGTTATGGATTAAAAAGCGCTAGACGTTCTTTAAATATACTTTTTTCTGAATGGGGAAATAGAGGACTTCATCTATGGAAAATAGATTTAGCCGCGGTGCCTTTAGTAGAAGGTCAAGCTGAATATAATGCAACCACAGATAGCACTAATTTTCCTGGTAATGTAAATGAAATTTTAGAAGCTTATGTTAGAAATAATACTACTGCCACAGCACCTGTTGATACTCCTATATCTAAAATAGACAGATCATCATATTCTGCAATCGCAAACAAACTATCTAAAGGTACTCCTAGTCAATATTATGTTGATAGAACAACTTCTCCTAGCATATTTTTATATCAAACTCCAAGTAGTAGTTTCTCAGGATCTAATTTTCTATTAAAATTTTATTATTTAAAAAGAATTGAAGATGCTGGAGCCTACACAAATCAAACAGATATTGTATATCGTTTTATACCATGTATGTGTGCAGGGTTATCTTATTATTTGAGTTTAAAAATAGCTCCAGATAGATCACAAAATTTAAAATTATTATATGAAGATGAATTAACAAGAGCTTTAAATGAAGACAGTTCTTCTACTAGCACTTTCTTAACACCAAAGGTATACTTTCCAACAACATGACAAATTTTGCAAGAGGTAAATACGCTAAGTCTATTTCAGATAGAAGTGGAATGGAATTTCCTTATAGTGAAATGGTAAGAGAATGGAATGGATCAAGAGTTCATATTTCAGAGTTTGAACCTAAACAACCACAATTAGAATTAAAAGTTCATGCTGCAGATCCAGAAGCTCTACAAAACGCAAGAGTAGATAGAACTGAACCAACTGTTGCTGTTCTATTAAATATAAATTCTTTTAAAACAGGCAGTGCAAGTTCTTCAACTATAACAGTTACAGAAATAAATCACGGTAGAGCATCTAGTGATACAGTTCGATTTAGAAATGCAATTAGTTTTGATGGTATTTCTGGAACTAATATTAATAAAGCTGCAGGATACACAATAACAAAAGTAGATGCTGATACTTACACTTTTAGTGTAGATACAGACACAGCAACTGCAGGGAATGTAAAAGGAGGGGGCGAAAACGCATCAGCCGGGCCCGTAACGATATCACCATGACAATGACTCTTAGTGAATTAAAAACAAATATTAGAAATTACAGTGAAGTAGACGATGGTGTTTTAACAGATGCCGTTTTAAATGTAATTATTAAAAATGTAGAAAATAGAATTTTCAGAGCCGTAGATTCTGACGATACAAAATTTTATGCAAATTCAGATTTAACTATAGGTAATAGATTTGTAACTGTGCCTTCTGATACTAGAATTATCAGATACGTTCAACTAACAAACCCCACAACCTCAGATCAATTTTTCTTAGAACAAGTTGATACTTCTTTTTTAGCAGAATATTTTCCTGACCCAGATAACTCTAGTGATTATGCAACTCCTAGATATTATGCTCATTGGGACTCTGATAACTGGGTTGTGGCTCCAACACCCGATGCAGCTTATAAGATAACTCTAGCTTATATAAAACAACCAGATACTATAACCACCTCTGATTCTAGCACTACCTATTTATCTAACAATTTTCAAGATTTGTTGATTTATGGGTGTATGGTAGAAACTCTAAAATACTTGAAAGGGCCAGATAATATGGTACAAATGTACGAGGCATCCTATCAAGAGGGGCTTCAAACGTTTGCGGCAGAACAACAAGGTCGAAGACGCAGAGACGAATACACTAGTGGTGCAATTCGTTTAGATATACAATCACCACAACCAAAAATGAAATAAAAGGAGACTATAAATGGCTAATATAATACCAGATGCATTTAAATCAGAACTCTTATCTGGAACACACAACTTTGCCAACGGTGGCAATAGTTTTAAAATAGCTTTGTACACAGACATCTCTGGATATTCCACATCAAGCACTGCATATTCTACCTCTAATGAAGTTTCTTCTTCAGGTACTAATTATTCTGCTGGTGGAAATGCCTTAGATAGTCAAGCGGTTGCTGTTGCAAGTAACACAGCTTTTGTTGATTTTGCAGATGAAGTTTTTTCATCAGTGACTTTATCAGCAGTGGGTGCAGTTATTTACAACGATACAAACTCTGACAAACTCGTTGTTGTTCTAGATTTTGGAGGAACTAAAACTGCTACTAACGGAGACTTTACAATTCAGTTTCCTGCGGCAGGTGCTTCAACAGCTATAATAAGGATTGCGTAATAAATTATGGCTTTAGTTTTAAACGACAGAGTTAAAGAAACTACTACTACGACCGGCACAGGTACGATTAACCTGGGAGGTGCTCAAACCAATTTCGAAACTTTTGTAGCAGGAATTGGAAACAGTAATACTACTTATTATGCTATTGTTCATAGAAGTAGTGCTGAATTTGAAGTAGGCTTAGGAACAATAACAGACGCCTCTCCAGATACTTTAGCTAGAACTACAATTATTTCTAGTTCTAATAGTGATAGTGCTGTTAATTTTTCTGCAGGAACAAAAGACGTATTTTGTACACTCCCTGCAAGTAAAGCAGTATTTGAAGATGCTAGTTCTAATGTTACCTTACCTGCTGATTTATCAGTTGGAGATGATCTCACAGTTTTAGGTGGTGTTATTGAGTTTAAATCAAACAGTGGTTCACCAGCTTCACTTAAAATGTATTGTGAGTCATCTAATGCTCACTTTCAAACATTACAACCACAACCACATTCAGCTAGTGCTGCAAACACTTTAAGATTACCTGATAGTGGTGATAGTGGGACACAAGATTTAGTTGCTGTTGATATTACACAAACATTAACAAATAAAAGATTAACCTCTCCAAAATTAAATGAAGATGTGGCAATTACTGCTACAGCTACGGAAGTAAATTTATTAGATGGTGTGACTGCAACCACCGCGGAGTTAAATATTTTAGATGGTGTTACATCTACTGCCGCTGAATTAAATATTTTAGATGGTGTTACATCCACCACAGCTGAGTTAAATATACTTGATGGTGTAACTACTACAGCCACAGAATTGAATATCATGGATGGTGATACTGCTGCTTCATCAACAACTTTAGTAGATGCTGACAGAGTGGTTACTAATGATGCAGGAACGATGAAGCAAGTTGCTTTATCAGATTTAAAAACATATTTATCTAGTGCAGGATTCTCAACTGAGGACCCAACAGCATTAGCTATTGCATTAGGATAGGAGGGTAAATGGCCAATACTTTTAAAGTGATAACAAAAGCAGGTGTAACAAGTGCTGATGTTATTTACACAGTAGCAGGTTCTACAACAACAGTGGTTCTTGGTATTATGGTAGGTAACACAACTACAACACAAATTACTGCAACAGTAAGTTTAGGATCAGATACTTCCAACAGAGCAGGCGCAAACAACGAAGCTAATCAAACAGTTGAGTTAGTAACCAATGCACCCGTGCCTGTAGGTGGTACACTTGAACTATTGTCTGGTAACAAAGTGGTTATGGAAACAACTGACACACTTTCGTTAACAGCTTCAGGTGCTGCAGATATAGCTTTATCAATTATGGAGATAACCTAGAATGGCATATCTTGGTACACCTATAGATACAACCAATCAGTTTCAGTCTTTACAAGGTAAAAGGTTTAGTGGTAATGCTAGTACAACAGCATTTACATTAGACGTTGCACCTGGTTCTACATTAGACATAGAAGTTTATGTAGAAAATGTTAGACAAGACCCTAACTCTTCATACACCTTAAACGGAACCACGCTTACATTTAGTGCTGCACCTCCTAGTGGTACAAATAATATTTATGTGATTCATCAAGCAAAAGCAGTGGGAACAATTACTGCACCTGTGGGTGGTAGTATTGATATGAATGGTGTTGCATTAATTTTAGACGAAGACGGTGATACATCTATAAGAGCTGACACTGACGACCAGATAGATTTTAAAACTGGTGGAACTGATAGAGCAACAATAGACAGTTCTGGTAATTTAAAATATAATTCTGGTTACGGTTCTGTAGTAACAGCTTATGGTGTTCGTGCATGGGTAAACTTTGATGGAACAGGAACAGTTGCTATTAGAGATAGTGGTAATGTAAGTTCTATTACAGATATTAATACAGGGCAGTTTCAAGTAAATTTTACAACTAATATGCCTGATGAAAACTATTGTACAACTCTTGGAGCAAGACCTGATGGTTCAGACACTAATGGAAGAAGTATTATATTTGCGACACCTTATTCAACTTCAGCAGTCAAGGTTGGTTTTATTAATGCAGCTAATACAGGATATTTAGACCCAGATATTTATTGCGTGGCAGTAATTCGTTAGGAAAAAATTATGGATAAAAGAATAATATATAAAAATACAGATGGAACAATAGGAATACTTATTCCTTGTGATAATAGTTTAACTGTAGAACAAATTGCAAGAAAAGATGTACCTACAGGATTATCTTATAAGATTGTAAATGTATCAGAGGTACCAAGCGACAGAACATTTAGAGGTGCTTGGACTATTGCTGATAGTGAATTAACAGACGGAGTAGGCGACTAATGGGAATAACTGTAGATATAACAAAAGCCAAAGATATTTGGAAAGATAAAATTCGTGTGGCTCGTAAACCATCATTAGAAAAACTAGATGTTGATTTTATTAAGGCACAGGAAGCTAGTAGCGATACCACAACTATTATTTCTAATAAAAACACTCTAAGAAATTTACCTAGTCAAGTAGATTCTGCAACCACAGTTGATGAAATAAAGGCTGTGTGGAATGATATGTTGGGCGATAAGGAGTAAGTAGATGGCAACAGCCTCTACATCACTATCCAAGATAAAAGCCAATAGCTTAAATCTTGCAGGTACATATGGCTTTAGTGGCACAGTCACAGGATTTGATGATACACCTTTAGTATTACTAAGCACATTTACTTCTGATGGTTCT